ACTGGTTGCATCAGTTTGCCAAAAAATGCTTCACCATTCTCAATCCAACGATCGCACGGTGCAAAGTTTTTGTCCCATGCCTGTACTGTGCTCATCATGCACACACATTCTCTTGATCTAAACCATTCGTAACATGCGTCAAATAAATCTTTGGCCACAAAACCACGTCTATGATCAGGATGCACAAAAAACAAATGTACATCACCCAACATGTCATTGCCCCAAGCCTTGCGGTGTGCTGATATCACAGCATGTCCAACCAGTTCAGAGCCACGCCATGCCAACAACATTTCTCTGTTGGGCTGGTTGGCAAATTGTTTGACCATGTTGATGATTCTGTTGACATCATATTCAGCAAAACCTTCTGCTGTGGCATCTTGTGCGTTGGCTTCCAATAATTCTATCAACTGATTGGTGTCTTCTACTTCAAACGGTCTAATCATTATGTTTGCCCCCAATTGATTTCTTGATCTGTTTCATGGCAGTATTCAAAACTGTGATCTGTGGCATGTTCAACCTGCATGGATGCGTTGGTTGTTACCCTGCCATTGGTCCTGGTAAAGTTTGCCAACTGTGATTGTACCTCAATGGTGAGCGAAGCAGTGGCTTTGGTTTCTGTGATCTTGTATCCGCCTATCTTGCCAGCGAACATGTTGATGGTGGCAGTTTGACCTGCGGAGTCATCAATCACCGCGTTGGTTGTTTGATTGAAAAATATCCTATGCACAGTGACATCCTTGTTGATGATGTTGGCTGTGGCAAATGTTGACACAGTCTCTGGATCCAACGCACTGAACGTTAATTTTAAACTGGTTATTTGCAGTGTGGCAGTTTCTCTGGTGTTGCTCATTGCAATGAACTTGCCCTGTGCCTTGTATAGATTTGTGCCAGAGTCTGGTGCTGTGTTGGTGTCCAGTTCAATGTCAAATGGTGCTGTGGTGAAGTATGCCGCTGATAATCCTGCTGAATCTGTTGTGGGCAATCCAATCTCAATCAACAATGCTGACGTGATGGAATTGCTGGCAAGTGTGGTGTTGATGTTTGCGTCTAAACCTCTAGACATGCTAGATTACTTCCTCAATATCCAATTCTAATGCTATGGTTCCGTCTACTGCATATCCATATTCTTGTATGGAGTTTGCCAAATGAACCCTAATAGGCACATCATTGGTTGTGATGGTTTCATTCACTGACACAGCAGAAACAAGACCTGGTTGAAAGTTGATGGTAAGTTCACCTGCTGAGTTTGACGTCACATCACCAGTCACCATGTACACTTTGGTGTGTCCTGAAAACCTAATCAAGTCCCCTGGCTTTAGGTAAACGGTGGCACCCTCTGATGAATCGTCTGTTGAACTGTCCGCAAATCTAACGGACACTGACGTTGCACCTGCGGCAGCAGATGATCTCATGTCAAATGGATTTGATGTGGCTGTGCCTTGTGGCGTGGAAATTTCTGGCAGTATCACATCAAAGTCATTCAATCCACCTTTGAGTTGTGCGATGAAAGCCTTGATTGGTCTCGCCTCTGCAGTTGACATTGGTGGGTAACTCAGTGTTGCCGCCCAACGTGTGGTTGCGTTGCCGTGTCTGATTGTTCTGCCACTTTGTGTTTTGCTGATCTTGGTTTCATCCAACTGTCTAAAATTCACAGCACTGAAACCTGGTGCTGTTGGAAAATTTGTTACTGTCGCCATCTTCTATATTACTCCCATTTTGCCGCGTTGATGCAATGCACCATTGATGATGCCTTGTATGGTCGCCCTGCGTGACATCAACAGTTCGTCAAATCCCCTGGTGTCGTTTGCCACGATGTTGAAGTTCACTGTGACAGGACCTCCACCATCCACTGATGAAAGTTGTGCCTGTGAATCTCTGTTTGACAAAACATTTCCTGATGATTTTGGTATGAACAGTTCTGGTCCTTTTTCTCCAACAATGGCTGGTTCACCACGTTTGACTGGACCACCTTTGGCCAAGAATGGAATGCCACCTCCAAAGAATGCCAACGCTGTTCTCAATGCCAATTCAATCCTCAACTGGCTGTTAATTTTTCTTTGAGCATCTACCTGTCTTCTTAAAAATGCCTCTAATGGCTCCAATATGAAAATTGTTATGCCCAAGTTTATGAAGCCTTGGAGCAATGCCTTCAATGTGCTGTTCACTATGGTGCCCAACGCATCTCCCAATGTTTTGGTGCCCATTATCACATCCGCCAACGCACTGGATGCCGTGTCTCTGAATGTGCTCATGCCTCCCGCCAACACATTCACAGCCTGGTTCATAGGATCAAATCCTTCACCAATCACTTTCTTCAATGCCTTCAATAATGGTGTGCTTTCTTTGGTTGTGTCTTGTAAATTTTTCTTGCCCATCATCATCAGATGCGCCGCCTGTTTGTGCACCATGATGTCTTTCTGCAATGCCGCTTCTGCCGCCTCTGCCGCACGTTCTTCGCCCTGTACTCTCAATGCCGCATATTGTTTGTGTAAAAATATTGTTCTCTCTAATTCTCTCTGTTGTTTTTTTCTTGCATCAATTATTTCTTTGACTTTTTCAACACCTTCTTCATCCATGCCAATTTGTTCGTCAACCACCCTACCATACTGATTCAAAGTTTTTTCAATTGCTTTGGTAGATTCAGCCACCCTCAAATTTTCTGCTTGAATTGTTTCTAATTGTTTGATGTATTCGTTGAGTTGCGTCATGTTACCAGTGCCAAATGTGATACCAAATCCCAATTCACCCAGACCTGGTGTTAATCTGTCCTTCAACACCCTTATGGCTTCATCTAAATTGATGATTCCTTCTTTGGCTTTGTTGACAATGTCTACATCTTCAAGGTTAACCACAGCAGTTTCTGTGCCAGCAATCACATCAAGAATATCAGTGAATGTTTGCAATGTATTGTTATAGGTTTCTTGTAGACCTGTGACTTCTGCAATTCGTGCCGCCGCCGCTGTGAATGAATCTCTGAAACGTGTTTCTAATTGATCAGTTGTGACTGCCATGCTCATAAAAGATTTGGTCAATGAATTTGAATTCTCCAACATCTTGAACATGGTCTCAGCAGTGAGTTCTCCTGCCTGTGACATCTTCCTCAGTTCACCAACTGTGATGCCAGATTCCCTTGCCATGATGGCAAGTGCTGGACCCAAGCCTTCAACCAATGAACGGAATTCATCACCACGCACTTCACCAGATGCCATGGCCTGTCCAAACTGTCTAATGACACTTGCGGCGGTGTTGCCATCTGCACCTGCCACTTGTAGTGCTTGTGATAATTTTGATGTGACATTTACCACACGTTCTTCTGATATGCCCAGTGCTTCAGTTGATATTCTCAACCTAGTGAACAAGCCTATGGTTTCTTCAAAAGATGTTCTATTGGCTATGGCAGTCTGTTGCAACAAACCAAACACTCTGTTGAGATCTTCACTGCCATCTGTGATCAATCTCAATTGGTTACGGTACACTTGAAAAGATGCACCAGCATCAATAATTTGTTTGGTAAACTGTGCAACTTCTCTCACTGCCAATACAGCAATGAAACCTTTGGCTGCCGCAGTGACTGATCCAAATGATTTGTTCAATCCTTGCAGTTGGCCCTGTATGCCGCCTATGGCTTTCTTGGTTTTGTCTCTAGCGACAATATCAATAGTGTGTTTGGTTGTTGCCATTACTTTTTATACTTCTCCTGTTTGATCTTAAAATACGCCGCCCATAGTTGTATTTCTTGGACACTGAGTTGCATGGTTTCTTCAATGCTTTTACCTATGGTTTCAGATATCATCATAATCAACTGTAACTCAGTGTCCTCTCTTAGTTTTTTTCAACAGCCTCATATTCAGTGGTTGTGCTGTTGAGTGCTGTGCATACTTTTAGTATAACTTTTGGGTCAACCTGTGTCATCAGTGTGGTTTTGTCCATCCTTGAAAACATTGGTTTACCTTCTGGTGTGAGTGCTTTGGCGATCAGTGATTCCACCAATGCCTCCACAGTCTTGCCCTGTGTTTGTAATTCTAAAATTCTGCCTTCTGTGGCGAAACTTGAAACTGATCTATAATACACATCAGTCTCCCATTCTGGCACTTCAATCTTGTTCAACTCCCCATTGAGTTGTGACTTGAAATGTTTGGTTGCTTTGGTTAATACGTTTTCTGTTTTGGTTGTCATCTGCTTAGTCTCCTTTTTAAACGTGTGGATTTAACTGTGGGTTTGATTATGCCATCTGGTGCTTGTCTGCTACGTGGTCTGCCCAAACGGTCATCAAAGTCCAGTAATCCTACGTAAGGCGTGCGGTTGTCAATGTTGTATCCATTCCTGGATCTACGTTTACGCCAGCCCCGTCTTGCCTTACCTGTGTCTACTGGCGTGTTTGATTTTGCTGTCTTAACAACATCATTTGCAAAATTATCCAACAAGGAGTCCCTGTCTCGTTTGAGACTCCTCATTGTTTTTGCTATTTCAGTTGCCTTGAAAGAAAGCATGTGTTATGCCACAGCACTTTCTTCTAACACACCACTGCCTTGGAAATTGGCAGTGAATGTGACAAGATCATCAAAAGATGCTGATCGTTCAATTGATGTGATTATGATCTCACCTGAATACTGTTTGCTTCCAGCCACAGTTGATGTAAGAAATTCTGCAGTGAGTGTGCCTTTGGCAGGACTTGATCCTGCGTCTAGATCAAACACTTCACCGTTGGTTCCGTAGTGCCCTGAATCCCATACACCGTCAAATGATCCTGAAAAATTAGTAAGACCTCTTTTGTAAGTTCTTGCCGCATCTCCCATCACTGTGTCTTCAATTGTATCTTGTGTGTGTGTTAACGTCCAAGATCTTATCTCCGCGATTGCTGTAGTAGAACCAGCGGAGTCATTCGTATCAACTTTAATGGTGCCTAATTCGCCCGTTATTGTTGCCATAGTCTATTCTCCTTTTGGTTTGCCCATGATTTGATCAATGTCATCCGCAAATGCTTCATCTTCAATTGAAGATTTGATCACATCTGCAGTGACTGATTTGATTGACATCTTGGGCGTTTTAGTCACGTTCGCGGAAACTCGTTTGGGTTTGCTTGGTGACTGTTTTTTAGATGTGTTAGGTGCCTCAGTGCTCCATCCCTCATCCAAAAATCTTTGTAAACGGTCTGTGTAGACCTTTTTTGTTCTTGTGTCTTTGTATATGTTGATGTATTTCATGTGTGTATCCTATGTGGTAGTGGTTGTGAATGTGTAATGCACTTCACAGGTCACAGTAAATTCTCCCAATGGTGGTTGTCTCTCTTGATTGACTTCCACAGCAGTCACCCTAGTCTTCACAGCAGTGGTACTGCTTAATTCTCTCGTCCTGTCTGTGTTGAGTGTTTCTTCAATGCGTTCAATCATTTCATTTCTCTTCTCATCAACTGATTGCACGAAACCTTCTCTGCCATCTGAACGCACAAAACCCTGTATCAACATTTCCAATATGGCACGTCTGTTGCCACCCATGGTGTGTTCTTCTCTGGTTTCATTGCCAGTGGTTATCAGTATTGCTGGAAATTGTGTGAGTGCCAACTTTTGCACATCAAATGGTTCTCTGGTCACCAGTACTGGTCTTGGCGGATTCATGTCCCCCAACACGTCTTGTATGTTTTTTGCTATTGATTCTCTTAGGCTCATTATCTCTTCAAGCGAAGAGATACAGTGGCTTCACGTTCTGAATCTGAATAAGTGCCTGATGAGTCTGCATCATAGGACACACCAAATCTCATCTCATCATCCAGTTCACGTTCGTATTCACGTCTGTAAAATTCCATCTTACGTTCAAAGATGTCTTGGTCCGCATCAAACTTCGCCAACTTGGGAAAGATATGGAAACCCAGTGCTCTGAACACAGTACATTTTGTCCACTGATCTGCATCCAATTGATCTGAATTCATCCTTGCCTGTCCAACGCCAATCCTTGAAATGTCCAACGTGCTGAGATTGTATGTGGGCCACCATCTGGTTTGTAGGTCACGCAATACATCCGTTGCGGCATTGTCTATTTCAGTTTGTAGATTGATTATGCCCAATTCATCAATGTTGGGCTCAACTTGTTTGACGTCATTCAGTACAGCAGGTTTAAATGCCATTGTATTATCCTTTAATTTTACAGGGCCAAAGTCCTTCTTCGTCCTTCATTAGTATTTACGTCTTTTTATCGCAAATCCTCTAGAATGATGTCAAATATAGCACCGCCTGGTGTGGTGCTGGCGCACTTCATTCTAACTTCAATATCTGTTTTGCCTTCAAATGACAAAGGAACTGCATAATCATAACTGGTCGCTGTGCCTGAACTCACCCATTGTCCTTTGATGTTGAAAGCACCTCCATTGGGTCTTGCAATCAGTCTAGTGTAGTTGTCTCTGTCTTTCTTTTCAATGGTGCTTTGCAATTTGCACACATAAGCACGGTGTTGATTTGGCACCGTGAACACAGCCATCAATGTTTGGCCATTGCCTGCACCAATTTTTGCTACTGTGGTATCTGTTGAATCTGCTTGTGTGTGTGTGGCAGTGATTGTGCCTGCGTTAGTGGTGCCAGTTGCAGGCAACACCACCGTCATTCTAAACACTCTGATGAATTGTTGGTTGCCTCTTGCACCACCCACAGTGATTGTTTCTACAACTCTGTCATAGTTTGCATCCAGACCTTCTACTTCAACGGTGCTGGTGTTGTCATTGGAATCATCAGATGTCAGTTGCACTGTGCCTGCTGTGGCAGGATATGAATATGTGCCTCCACCATCCCATACAGTTTCATATGATGACCCTATGGCATCATTGAATCCAAACTTGTTGATGTGATATAATTCATTGTATGTTTCTCTGGCAATACCAAGGTTAATTTGAATATTGTCACCAGCATTAACCAAACCTTTGATTGTTTTACCCATGTTATTTCCTCCGTAAGAAAGGGCGACTGATGCCGCCCTTGATGTTATGCCTCAACTGTAGATTACAGACCTGATGCTGATGATTTCACATCAATACCATATGAATCATGTAATTCACCTGTCGCGTAAACGGCAGTTGCTACAATTTCAGTTGCTCTCAATGAAGCGTCTCTTTGTGTCTCAATTGAGATATCTCTCATCATCGCAAGACCTAGAGCGTCTCTAGAGAATACTGCACCAGAGTAAGCAGTTGCTGAATCTTCTACCACGTTGGACGTTTCAAAGATATCAATACCTACTATTCTTCCAATGTAGCCTTCTCTCATTGCTTCATTCTGTAACACACCTGCATTTGGATTTACAAATGTATTTGTCAATGTAGATTTAAGTGCATGTGTTTGCTCTGGGTTGAACACACCGTAGTATGGTCCAGGCACACCAGCCGCTCTCAATTTAGTTGCCGCTTGTGATAGCACAGCCACTGTTAGATCGTCACCATCATTACCCACTGAATTTGTAAATCCTGAGAATAATGTTGTTAAGTCTCTATCAATTTTTTTGGCAATTGCTTCACCAAACAGTTTACCTAGATCTTGGACAACATCTGACTCACTTGCATCTCTTGATAGATCTGTAAGTGTTGTCATGATACCGTTTTCTGCGACTGTTAAGTCTGACTTGCTGGTTGACACTTCTGTGTTTGACAAGTCTGTGTTTTCTCCAGGTGCTGTTGCACTCACTGTTGGGTATTTTGGCACTTGAAGTATTTTTCCTGATCTCAATGGCATAGTAAAGTTTCTTACTAGACCTCTCATGATAGTTGTCTCAGAAGCAACAAACATTGCCTCCGCTACCAAAGGGGAGATCAGATCGTCTAAAGTTGAAGTTGTGGTTTCGTTAGCCATTTTCTTCGTCTCCTATATTATGTGTGGAGTTAACGGCCGTATTGCTGTTTTCTCCAAGTTTTGTATTTTTCTCTATCACCTGGCTTGTTCATGTCAAGTTTGGCAATATCAATTTCGCCTACAGGAGCGACATTACCTACACCACCATTTGCGCCTGATCCTGTTGGACCCGCGGCCACAAAGTGTGGATTGGCTGTCAAGAATTCGTTCACAAGTGTTTCAACACCCAAAGGTTCCCCTTTGTCATTGTAACGCACCTGTCCGTTGTTGTCCATCACATCCACTGTGCCTTGTTCGTTCAACTGCAATTTGCCCTTCAGCAACGCAACCACTTGGTCTGGGTTGATTGCTTTGGCCTTGCTTGCCGCTGACAACACAGCACCGTCAACTTTGATAGAAGTAAGTTCTGATTGGTATTGATTAATTTTGGCATTGTACTTGTCTGCCTGTTCCTTAATCACCTTGTCAAACTCGCCTCGCTTTTTGGCTTCCTCCTGACGTCTGGATTCGTCCTGATCAATCAAAGTTTTGTAGTGATCCAAATCAATATCTTTGTATTTTTTGAGAACTTTCTCTCGTTCTCGCATCACACGTTGAGATACCAACTTGTCAACTTCTTCCTGTGTAAAACCTGGTTTTTGAATTTCTTCAGGAGCAGTTTCTCCTTGATCTGTTACCGTAGCATCATCCGTAATTTGCGTAGTTTCTTCAACCATGCTGTTCTCCTTTTTATTGTCTTGTCTGACCCCTGCTGGTGCAGTGATATTGTATTTACCGCCTAGCCTCTAGATCTGCGTGATCTACGGCTTCTTGTGCGGCTACGTTTTTTGTCTTCATCACGTTTTCTTCCGCCACGCACACGCATGGAAGAACGTCTACCACCTCGTTTTGCCATGATATTTTCCTCCTTGGAATTTGAACACACCTGGATTGGCATGATCGTAATTTACTGTGATTGGGAACAGGAAGTCTATCAAATACCCCACAGCATCTGCCATGTGATCATAACCTGTGTCCTTGTCCACAATATTGGTGCCCTCTTTGTACACCAATCTCTCTAAACTGTTGATCACATGTTTTGCCTTGTGATCAACACGCATGCCAATTTGGTTGTTGGCATTTTGTAATTTGGCATTCACAGCATTGATTCTGTCTCTCACTGGTGTGTGGCTGTTTCTCACACGCACCACGAATCCTGCGTTTTGTAAAATTGATAGATCTGTTTTGCCTCCTGCAGAAGAGCGTCTCTGTTTGCAACTGGGATCTGGATATACCATAACCTTGGCACCAGGATATCTGTTCTTCAGTTCTTGGCAAACTTCTTCTGTGTTGGAACTTTGCATGTGTATTTCATCGTGTATGTTGACCATGCCAGATTCATCAATGTTGGCAATGCACAAACACATGTTGCCCACGTTGAAGTCCATGCCCACATGCATGATGCCTGAATATTCTGGCAGTTGTTGTAGATGTTGATCCCTGTCAAAGTTGTAAAACACCCTGCCTGAGTATGTGTTGAATGTGGCTTCGTATTCTTGTTGGTATGTCTTGGCATCCATGTCACGTTTGGCTTGTTCAAGTTCTGATGCATCAACAATGCCACCATCTATTGTTTTAAATTGCCACGCATGCCAGTCTTGTAATTCTTGTGCTTCTGTGTAAAGTTCGTGTCCCCATGAACCAACACCTTTGGGTGTGAGTGTGAACAGTGCTTTGCCTTTCCTGTCGCTCAACGCAGGACGTATTACTTCACGCCACAACCTAGGATCCAAATCCTGTGCTTCATCCAATGACACAAAAGTAAGTCCAACGCCACGCAGAGAATCTGGATTGTCTGCACCTTTGAGTGCGATGGTGGATCCATTTTTTAATCTCACAGTGAGTTCTGCTTCATTTTTTTTCTTGATCCAATTCAAACTTTTTAATTTGTCTGTGAGTTGTTGCCATGCAATAGTTTTGGCCTGACGGTAGGATGGAGCGATATAGTAAACGTTGGCATTTGGTTTGGTCGCATGCCTGCATAATTCTCTGATGGCGATGTGTGTCTTGCCAAAACGTCTGCCTGTCACAGCCACTCTGAATCTACTGTTGTCTTGGCAAATTGATGCCTGTGCTGGTGATAACATTATTTCTTAAGGATACGTCTCGCCCATGTAAGGCCTGCGTTTCCTCCCCAAAGTAAAAATGCCTGTGTGCCTGGTGTGTTCTGTCCAGGTTTATTATAAGTCTTGGCTCTGCTTAAAAAACTAAAAGTTCTTTTGACTGTGTTCATGGAAACGTTTTCTCCTTTGGCAAATTGGTTGCCTCTCGCCACGCCTACTGCTGTGCCACCTTGTCTACTCTTAGGTGAAGCGGCTCGCATCTTTAATCCACGTTTGGCATTGGCTCGCATTTGTTGTGTTGGTTTAGGCATCTGGTATCAATCCTCTCTTTCTCAAATGTTGTAGTCTGCGTTCTCTGGTAAATTCATCATCTTCCCAAATTTCTTTGTTGTACTTTTCAGCATACACCCATGACTGGTGTGCCCTGTGTCCTTGTTCTATCATGTCACACAACAATATTTTTCTTTTCTTGTGCAACAGGTGTATCAATTCAATACACGCCTTGCGACAACGCTGTGCCGCGGCTCTGTTTTTCTTGTCGTGCCACTTGCGTAAGTTCTTGTCGTATTCAACCATCAGTGTGCGGATGTCTTCTTCTAGGTCGTCCCAATAAACTTCTTTGGGTATTTCTGGATATTTGTAAGCCATGGTGT